AAGGACAAGATCAAAATATTTTACAACGTATCATCAACGCTAAACTTATGGGAGATCAAGGCCCAAATGTAGGTGCTTTAGGGTTAGCGGGATTGCTAGGCAAGCTCGCATACGATGAGGCAAAGAACAGAAGAGGCGTGCCGCTCACACCCATGACTCAAATGGACGCGATGGGACGATTCAACATTGAAGCTGAGATAGCGCGAAGGATGGGGCAAGACGCACCTAATCCTGTAGAGTTCGGCTTGATGCCCGCAAACACAATACCGCAACTATCTGGCGGCAGACCTGAAGAGCCGACCGGCATGTATATGGGTGGCCCCGTCATGGCATTTGCTGAGGGTGGCAACGTATCTGATGAAGATTTCAAAAGAAAAACGGGCAAGATAAATGGCCCAGGCACTGAAACCTCTGATGATATACCTGCTATGTTATCTGATGGTGAATTTGTTTTTAAAAGTCAATCAGTTAGGGGCGCAGGTGCCTTTGACATGAATAAAAAGCGTGGTGGTATTATTGAGTTAGTGCCGAACAAAGAAGAGTCTCGTGAACGAGGCACTGATTTAATGTATGAGATGATGGACTTATTCTCATCTTACGCTAAAAAAAGAGCATGAGGGATAGGTTATGGCATTAATAGGTCAGCAAGTGATGGTTCGCGGTAGCGATGGTAAAATGTATTCTAGCCCTCAAGCCGCACAAGCCGCCGGCGTTAGCTACACAACAGGTAATGTAGGTGGATTTTTCGGAGGCGTTCAAAATGCTTTCGGAAGACAGAGAGGCGTGCCCTCGCCGTTCAATCGAGGAACACAAGGAGGGATTCAACAAATTAATCCGTTTCAACCAACGCCCACCACAATGCCTCCTCGTCAAGATAATGTTATGGGATTTACAAGAATGTTGGGTGGCGGTAACTTCAATAATCCTAATTTTAGGGGACAGCCAATACGTGAAGTCGGAATGCCGATGACACCTCCACCCCCGCCTCCACAGGGTGGTGGTTTTGCGACTACAGGACAAGAGTTTTTTAGGAATCAGCCTCTTCAGAGATTACCGATGCAACCTCCTCAAAGGCAACAACCACAAATGCCTTCACAGCCAGGTGCATCGCCCTTGCCAGAGGGGTTTTCTTACACCGCCCCCCCTGATGGTATGTACACAATGGTTATGCCATCACCAGGCAAAAGATACGCTTATGGCCCACAAGGAGAGCGAATAGAAGTAGATGATAATAGACTTGGTGGTCAGGGAGGACAGCCAACATCACCCGGACAAACCGTGTTACCGCCAAGATTTGGAGACACGGCACCCATGCCTGGTGGCCCTTCGATGCCAAAAGCAGGCGGTATGACAGAAGACGAAAGGCGTCGTGTAGAGTCAAGTCAACAGTTTGGATATGGTGCCGGATCACCATCGACAGTGCCGCCTTCTCAACAAGTCGCAACAACAAGCGCAATGAATGGCGGTCAAACTTTCCCACAAGGCGCAGGAACACCTCCTCCAAGCGGTAGCACTGCAACAGCAACTACGACAGGCACGGGCACAACGCCAACGACAGGAACCGGTGCAACGGGCGAGACACCCTTTGTCAGTTCAGTAGAAAAAA